ACTAATTTAGTAGGATAACCTACTAATAAATAATTATATATAACGGCAATCAACGGAGGTATTAATGGATATTACGTTCGAACATGCAATTTTACCGTATTCTGCTACTGGAATACCCGGCTATATACAGATTTACACAAACAAAACAAAACCTGCTGGTTGTATTGTTAAATATTTTAAGGATATTTCGCAGCCTGATAAATATTTAACAATTTCAATGTATGAATTTACTATTAAAGACGGTAAATTAAATATTGATTACCTTACTAAAAAAATGATATTAATGTTCATGATGAAGAATTTTATACGTATCTATATGTATTATTATCAAGGCATGAATATGAGTTATGATGAATTATTAGGATTATTCAATAAGATAACAGTATTAACACCCGAAGATGTTAATACATGTATAACTCATAATTTAGATATTTAAATCATTTAACTCTTTTTTATACATTTTAGCAGCATTGGTCTTTGCCAATGCTGCTATATCATTTTCAATCTTAATAATATTATTTTCCAATTTTAGGATATCATCTTTAGTAAGGTTATATAATTTAATCTCTAATAGGTCAGTAATATTAATAAAACCATTATCTGATAATAGTTCTACCAATTCTTTTTTATTCTTACTAGAGAATGTTTTAGAATTCACAATATACCATTCAATGAATTTCTTCTTTTCTACTAACCAATCATATTGACTATTATAGATTTCCATTAATTTCAATCTACGTTCTTCATACTTAGATAATCTAAAATCAACAAAATAATCAATAATATCTTGTGCATCATCAAATACCCTAATATGATTATCAGAACTCCATAATGTGAAGTTCTGTGTCATCTTAGATGTTAATTTAAACTTAGTTATCAAATCATCTTGTGTTAAGGTTGTAGTAGTTCTAGGAACATTTACCAAGAATTCAAATGTTGAATCAGTGGAATGATTCTCAAAATCTTTAATAATCCCATCATCCTGCAGTTTAAATAATATCTTCTTATAATCATCTAAGAAGTATCCAATAGGTAATTCAGTTATCTTGATAGTAGTAGTATTAACAACTTCTAAAATACCGGTGAATGTAATCTGTCTATTATTCTCTGTAATAGTGCCTTTAAATCCTTTATACCATGGAAGTATGGTAGAAGGCTTTTTACCATCGAGGATGGTGAGGATATTATTAACCAAATCCTTAGGATTATGATTAAGAATATTGGTACTATAACCTGAACCAATGCCTCTGGCACCATTAATTAAAACATTAGGGATAATAGGAATATAGATATCAGGTTCAATAGATTGACCATCTGATTCAATATAATTAAGGATGATATCATCTTCTTTCTTATATAATTTTCTAAAATTCTCTGTTAATTTTGTGAAAATATATCTAGGTGATGCAGAATCCCCTGATAATCTATTCCCAAATTGTCCAACAGGTTCAAAATAATTAATATTATTAGAACCGGTGAAATCCTGTGCTAGTTTAACAATGGTTTCGTTAAGGCTATTTTCACCATGATGATATGAACTAACATTAGCGATATGTGCCGATAATTGGGCAACCTTAAATTCTGAGGCATTTTCACCTCTATCTAGGATACCATAGATACATTTTCTTTGTGATGGTTTCCAACCGTCAATGACATTAGGAATAGACCTAACACAATCATAGATACTATATTGTTTAAATTCTGTATCGAAAAATTCTTTAACTCTCATAATAATCCTTAAATTAAATCTAACCAATCTTTTCTATCATTAGCACTCTTAGCACCATCTTTAGAGAAAGCCATTTTGATAGAATCTTTATCATCATCATTATCAATGGTATATTTTACCAAATGATTATTAATATTATTGATATATTCTCTAAATTCTTTGGTAGTAGAAGTACCTAAGCCTTTATAATAATTAACAGTAACTTTTTTACTACCATTTTTCTTTTTCCAAATATTATAAGATTGTTCATCATAGAAGTCTATAACTTCTTTATTGGTAGTGACTTTAATGATAGGAGTTCTAAAATTATAAATCATTTGATGAGTGGTTAACAATTCTGGCCAAAATTTGGCGAATAGGTTAATCAATAATCCTTGGATATGTTTACCATCAACATCCGCATCGGTGGCAAAGACAATTTTACCAAATCTTAATTGTGATTTAAATTTAACAGGTTCCCCTAATTGTAAACCAATGATGGTTAATAGGTTCTTAATCTCTTCATTCTCTAATAATTTCTTAGGTGGAATATTCTCAACATTCAATGGTTTACCCTTTAAGGCAAATACACCCATATTCTGAGGATTTCTGACACCTATGAGGGGTTTGGCTGCAGAATCCCCTTCTGTAATGAATAATGTGCATTTATCTCTAAATTTCTTTTCAGCACAGTCTTCAAATTTCAAAATTCTACTAGGGTCAGCCTTTTCAGATTTTTTATTTAACTTTTTCAATTCTGCCATCAATAATGCCTGTTCTTTGGCAGCCGCCCAATCTAGGATACTTTGAACAATGGTAGATTGTACGATATGTTTAATAAAATTATCAGATACTTCAAAGGTAGAACCAAAGGTTTTAACATCAGAAATCATTTCTTCTTTTGTTTGACCATTGAATCGTGGATTAACGATAGAACTGTTAATGAATATATTCAAATGATTCTTAATCTCAGATGGTTTAATAGTGATTTTATGTTTCTTTTCAATATATTCTCTTAATTTTAGAATAATTTGGTCGGCAACATAATTAACATGTGTACCACCCACGAGTGTTTCTGTACTATTAACAAATGATACATGAGAGAATGAACCATCACTTTTAGAAACCCCTACTTCCCAGGATTTATTATGGTCAAAGATATAATCATTGGTATATAATTTAATATAGTCTTGGAAACTTTTAATATTGATTCTTGTATCATTGAAATAGACTTTCAATTTAGGATTACATCCGGCAATATCATAAACACGTTTCTCTAACTTTTTATAATTATCTTCAGATAATCCTTCCATATTAAATTTTTCATAATCTGGTAAGAATTTGATAATGGTATAATTATCCTTACATTTTTTAATGGTAGGAACTGTTTTAGTTCTACTATTATCAGTATGGATTTGTATAAATTTATTTTTACCATCAGAAGTTTCAACCGAGAATGATTTAGAGAATATACATGTTAATGCAGCACCTTCACCATGTGTTCCCATTCTAGTAGATTCTTCTGTATCATCATTAAAATTACTACCAGCTCTTAATTCAAAAATCATTTCAGGGATATATTGGTCATATTCTTTATGTTTAAGAACAACAATACCCCCATTATCATAAACAGATATTTCACCAGTATCTTTATCTACAGATACTTTAATAGTGTCTAATAGTTTACCAGCATCTGTTTTTGCATGGTCTACAGAATTAGAAATAATTTCATCAAATATTTTCAATAGTGCAGGACACCATGAAATAGTAGATAATTCAAACTTACTATTATTAAGGATATGAGATTCTGATTCAATGGTATTAATATTACCAATATATCTACCAGGTCTCTTCAGTACATGTGATACTTCATCTAGCTTTTTAAATTTTTGTTCAATTGTCATTATTATTAACCATAATTATTTAAAATGGATATTTATAGTACCAAATAGTAAATGAATATTCAATATAATTTTAAGAAATATTTAAATAATCATTTAGCATTAGTAAATTATTGTAAGAATATCATATAGATAGTAAAATAATAGTCATATATCATTAAAGATATCCTATAGTAGAGGGATTTTGAAAAGGTTGCTCTGAGAGCATTGAATTATCTGGATGTTGAAAAAACAAGGATGAATTTTATAAAAAATTAAAAAATGATTGACATTGGGATAATTTTTTACTATATTATTGTTTCCTTAACCTTTGTGGATATACAAAAATGAAAAAATTAGTATTAGTATTGCCTTTATTATTAGCAGCATGTGGAGATGATGAGGCCAACCGTATTAAAGAATTAGAAGCTCAACAGTATCAGGCTAGAATTCAATTGGAACAACAGCAACAACAGTTTGCAGCACAGCAACAACAAATGTATGCCCAACAGCAGCAGATTGCCCAACAGAATGCTCAACCACCGGCGCAGCCGCAATATGCCCCTCAAGCTCCAGTGGTCGTACAACCGCCACAACACGATAATACTATGATGAATATGGCGGTTGGAGCATTAGCAGGTCATGCAATCTCTAATGCTATGAATAGTCCTAACAATAATAGACCATCAGAACGAGTAGTGGAGCATAAAACTGTTGTTATTGATAATAGACAACCTATTGCACCATCTAATAATTTTAAAAGTAATTTTGCATCATCGGTACCATCACCAACTAAACAGAATTATATGGACATGAATAAATTGTCACAATCTTCAAAATATGCACCACCATCTGCACCATCAAGACCATCGTCAAGCATGAGTATGTCTAAACTGTCAAGACGATAACAATGATTAAGAAAATCCTCCCCTTCGGGGAGGATTTTTACTAATTTAAGAATTTAATAATTATGAATATTGTAACAGTCCCAAAAGAATATGTTAAAAAACTAAACTATGATGATGCTTTGTTATATTGTCAATTATTGAATATTGATGGTAATAATGATTGGAGAATGCCTACACTTCAAGAATGTAAACATATATCTCCATTATTAAAGCAGCATCGTCGATATGATGCTATATTATACTGGATTGAGGATTATGATGAGGATGGTTTACGTTGGGTATTCGATACCATAAGTAATTCCGGATTATGTACCTATTCACATGAAGAATATTGGATTTGTCCAATACGATATGATACAATCACCACATAGGGAGAATTATATGAAAGAGAGATTAGATATATTTGAAGTATTAAGAGAAATTAACAATAAGAATTATAATTATTTAGATACCATTGATGATAATTTAAAGAAATCATTTACCCCTTATGTAGTGTTTCAATGGTTACAATCTACTGATGACTCTAATCAAGTATTAGTTCTTAATCATATATCACCAATGTTATTTGATTTACAAGACCATCCAGAATTATTGTTTAAATTATTTTGCATATCCTCTATGAATAAGTACACTAGATATTCATGGATATTCCCAAAATCCACTAAGGATGATACATTAGAAATCCTTGGTAAATATTTAGAATGTTCTAAAAGAGTAGCTACAGAATATAAAGAATTCTATACCATCGATGATATTAAAAAAATGGCACAAGAATTAGGTTATCAAGATGCTGAAATTAAAAAATTAAAATTATGAGACAAATTAGATTAGATAAGTACAATGTTCTAAATATAGCTCCACCAGAATATCATAAGATGGTAAAGAATGCTGATTGTCAATTATTAATAGATTTATTAACCATTGGAGAATATAATGATTTTAGATTACCTACTAAATCTGAATATGTGGCTATCTATAATAAAACAAACTATCTTACAAATAGTTACCAATGTTGGTTAACATCCTCACCTATAACTAATAGGATACATAATTTTGATGTTGAATCTATCATAGGATATATAGATGCTTTTTATCTTGATTATGTTAAATCTACCCGTATGAATGTTTATAATTCAGTAGATTTCATCGGTTATAGAATCATCCCCGTACAGTTAGAATATAAACCAACTTTATTAGGTAAACTATGCAACCAATTACAAGAATTCGCTATAACGATGATTATGAGTTATTAGTAAAAGAAATAATTAATTATAATATTAATCAGTTTTCATGTTATGAAGATGTTTTATTATATGTGACTATGTTAGATGGTGATTGGAAACTTCCTAATGATAAGGAATGTATGCATATTTTGGTAACACTACCAAGGTATAATAGTTGGACTGATAGAATCTTAATGGAAAATAATCATTATTGGGATTATTGGGACAAGTATGCAAAACTATTATCAGAAAATACTAATAATATAAGATATATGACCATATTAGCTGTATCACAACAATATAAACCAACAAAATTAAAAAGAATTAAATTATGGCTAAAGAATACTACAGTTGCAAATATTGTGACAAGATTTTAAAATCTGAAAACGCCTTTATTGAACATTATTGCGAAGGTAGAAAAAGACATGATAAATTATCTACCATCAATGGGCAAATAGCATTCCATATCTATCAACGATGGGTTAAAATACAATCAGCAAGAACTGTAGATTATGATAATTTCAAATTATCCAGATATTTCCATGCATTTTGTAGGTTTGCAAAATATTATAAAGCTATCAAAGGTTTGGAAGATTTAGATAATTTCTTATATATGATGATAACAAAGAGGATTTATCCTACCAATTGGATGGATAGTAGAGTTATTGCCTATTATTTTGCAGAATTGGAAAAGGTTAACCCTAAAGAGAAAATAGAAAAAACGTGTAAGAATATTCTAAAAATATGTGAATCCTATGAATGTGAACCAGTTGATTTTTATAATCAAGTAGAATTTCACATTATGATAGAGTTTATTAGGGTACATAAGCTATCACCATGGATATTATTGAATAGTAAACGATTTTTCTCATGGTTAGAATCATTATCTGAATATGAACAAGATGCTATGGATGCATTTATAGATGTAGACCAATGGACGAAGGTCTTTAAGAAAGACCCAAAAAGTAAACAATTTGCTATAGATTGTTGCAATGCCTTAGCAATTTAAGTATAATGCAATCTCACTATTATAAGAGGTAACACCCATGTATATTTTAGTTATTATGTTATTATCTAGTACCACCTATGTACCTATTGACAATATGGAATTCTCTTCATTGAAATCATGTGAGAATGCCAAATTATTCTTTATTAAGCATCAACAGTTGAAGTATAAAAATGTCTTTGCGGAGTGTGTACAAAAATGATTATGTTTATTGTTGTACATAAAATTGGTACCGGTATTAAGTATGAGGTTCATAATGAAGCATTTAACAGTTTAGAAGATGCTATGGCATTTTGTAAAGAATCAGCTACTAAGTTATTACAACCAGATGATGAGATATTAGAGATTAAACAAATGTTATGCAAATCTGGTTACAGTATTATCAATAATTTAAAAATGAAACATAAATTTATAGTTCATAGAATAACAGGGGCAAAAAAATGAAAAAGGCTAATGAAGCATTAGAATTAACCAACCAACGGGTTGATGATATTCATAGAGAACAACAGATAAAAAAAGCTGATGAATGGAAAACTACCCTAAAGACCATTAAAGGTGATATAACTCTGTTTATGGATAATATATTATCCTCAGCTATTGATAAAGCTATTAATGATGGTAGTTATGATGTGGTTATCTGTATTAGTAAGTATAATATGAGAACCTATGATACCTATAATCATTATGTGCATGGTACATTAGCATTTGAAGAATATAATGATAAAATGGTAGAAGCATTTGTCGATATGTTAACTAATACCTTAGGAGAAGAATACCAATATAATGTTATGAGCCGTAAAAACTCTTCTGATATTATTGACCCTAAATTAGATACGGATGATGATTATTATACTATCAGTGTTAGATGGTCCGAAGTTAAAGATGATGATTATGATATATTTGCTGATGAACCATATGATACCCAATTTGAATTTTTTGCATCCTGATTATTATGAATATTATTGTTTTTACTGGTTCAGGAATATCACAAGAATCTGGCATCCCTACATTTAGAGACACTGGTGGCACATGGGATAATTATAATGTAGAGGAAGTAGCCTCTATGGAAGGCTATAAAAATAATCCACAGACAGTATTAGATTTCTACAATATTAGACGTAAAAATTTAAATATTGTTCACCCCAATGCTGCCCATCATGCCTTAGTAGAATTAGAAAAATATCATAATGTAACTATTGTTACCCAAAATGTAGATGATTTACATGAACGTGCAGGGTCCACTAAAGTTATACATCTTCATGGTCAGTTAAAAAAAGGTAGAGATGAAATAACTAATGAATTATATGATTATGATAAGGATATTAATGTTGGTACGTTATCACCTAATGGTAATCAATTACGACCAGACGTTGTATGGTTTGGTGAAATGGTATTGAATATGCCAATGGTTGACCATTTATGTAAATCTGCCGATTGTTTAATTATTATCGGTTCATCATTAGAAGTATCACCAGCATCAAGAATATCTTGGTATGTTCCCGAATCATGTAATATTATTCTAGTAGATAAAGATATTCCATATGTTCATAGAGAACATAAACAATATATAGGATTAGCTACTCAGCAAGTTCCTATTATGGTCAATGATTTAAAATAATATAAAAAAGCCCCTCTACGAGGGGCTTTTTTTATGTCTTATTTTTTTATTCTTCTTATATGTTAATACAGTTAGATTATGTACAACTTCTTGTAAACCTGTAATACACTTTGTTAACCGTTTAGCTTCTAATTGTTTTAAATTTTCCAAATCATCATATTTTTTTTGCATATCATTAATGATTACATCATGGTTTGCAATATCCTCTATATTCTCAATTTCTAATATTTTCAATAATGCTGATGATGTAGCATTTAACCATATTATAGTAAATAGACCGAACTGTAATGTAATGATGCATTTATCATTATTGGTATATTTTTTAATATTGGGTAGTTTAACCTCTAGTTGTATTAAAAACATATCATCGCCTTCAATAAAATGAATATTTATTTTCAATTTGTATAAATAGCTACATTACAAATTTTTAATGGTTCACAATATTTTATATAAATAAAATATTAGATATCTAAATTTAAATTTCCGGAGATTTTTTATATGAATGAAATCCTAAAAAAATTATTAGAATCAGAAATTCTCACTGAGGCTAGTAAAACAGAATTAGAAGATGCATTTAAGACTACACTTGAAGAAGCAGTAACCCAAGCAGTTGAAGACGCGAAAGCAGACACTATTGCCCAAACCAAATTAGAATTGCATGAGCAATACACCAAACAAAAAGAAATGTTGATTGAAGCTATTGATGCTAAAGTTAATGATTTCTTGATTTCTGAAATGAAAACTCTTAAACAAGATATTAAAGATTTTAGAGATTTGGAAGCTGAAGCTGGTGTGAAATTGGCAGAAGAGAAAAAACAATTAGGCAAACAATTAAAAGAAGATATGGCTACCCTAGTTGGTAAATTGAACAGTTTCTTAGAAGCACGTATCTTTGCAGAATTTTCTGAAATTAAAGATGATTTGCAAGAAGCTAAGAAATTGGATTTTGGCAGACAAATCTTTGAAGCATTTTTACCTGAATATCGTAAGAATTTTGTTGATGCTACAAAAACAGAATCAGAACTATTTGAAGCTAAATGTAAACTTGACAAGTTGAAAAAACAATACAAAAACGTTAAGAAAGAAAAAGAGGATTTGTATCGTAAAGTAAAACTGAAAGAAGTTTTATCACCTTTATCAGGTAGACAGAAAGATATTATGGAATCTATTTTGATGAGCTATGAAACTGCTAGATTGGATGAAGCATACAAAATGTTCATTAATAAAGTATTGAAAGAATCTGAAGGGACTGCCCAAGAATCTGTTATTGCAGAATCGGCTACTACAGTAAAAAAAGATTATGACTTTGAAACTGTAATCATTACTGGTGATACCCCAGAAGTAACAACTATTGTTGAAAGTGTAGATGGTGATAAATTGAGCAATTCTATTGCTTCAGATTTCATGCGTCTTGCTGGTATTCGATAATATCTATCATTAACCATAAATACATTAATTTTTAAAATTTAGGAGTTTTTACAAGATGAAAGCATTATTAGAAAACTGGAGTGATATTAAAGCTGGTTTGTTACAAGGTTTACCTGCAAACAAACAAGCTATCATGGCTCCATTACTTGAAAACCAAAAACAACAAATGATTAACGAAACTGCTTCTGATGGTTCTACCAACACAAGCAACATTGCTGGTTTCCGTAAAATCATGATTCCAATGATTCGTCGTATTATTCCAAACTCAGTTGGTACAGAATTGGTAGGTGTACAACCTATGCAAGGTCCGGTTGGTTTGGTTTACTCGATGCGTTACCGTTATGCTGAAGCTCTCAACGTTGTTGAAGCATCATCAGCTATGACTGATTATGACCGTGGTATCGGTGATATTGCAGCAAATTCTGAAGCATTTGGTAACTTAAACCAATTACGTAGATTCTATTCTGGTGCTACTACTTCTGGTGCTCAAGCAGCAGGTGCAAGTGGTTTTGGTCAATCAGCTATCGCTGGTGATGCAAATGGTCAAGGTTGGGGTTCAGCATTGGATGCAGCTTCTGTTGCATTGAACGGTGCTAACGGTCCATTATATGGTGGTGGTGGTTCATTCATCGAAGGTTCTGCTGGCCGTAAAATGTCAATGGAAATCGTGTCTCAAGCAGTTGAATCTAAATCACGTAAATTGCAAGCTACTTGGACTGTTGAAGCTATGCAAGATTTGCAAAATCAACATGGCTTAGATATCGAAAACGAAATGACTCGTGCATTATCTACACAAATCATTCAAGAAATCGACAACGAAATTATCACTGACTTATATTCATTGGCTGGTACTGTTGCATCTTATGACGGTTCAGTTCCTGTTGCTGCTGGTTTCTACAAACCAACATTTGCTGGTGACCGTTTGGCTAACCTTGGTATCCAAATCAACCAAATTGCGAACGTTATTGCTCGTAAAACCCGTAAAGGTCCTGCTAACTGGATTTTAGTATCTCCAATGATTGTTTCTGCATTACAAGCTGCGGCAAAAAGTCAATGGGCACCTGCAGTTGAAGGTTCATTTGCTGGTCCTAACAATTCAAAATTGGTTGGTACATTAAACGGTTCAATCAAAGTTTATACATATATCTGGAACGATGCTAACAGTACAGATATCGTTGGCGGTAACGGTAACGACACAATCTTGATTGGTTATAAAGGTGGTGATGGCGAAACTGATACTGGTTATTTCTATTGCCCATACGTACCATTGATGTCTTCAGGCGTTATTATGAACCCTGTAACAACTCAACCAATGGTTAGTTTGTTGACACGTTATGGTAAAGCTACATTCCAAAATGCGTCTACATCACTCGGTAATAGCGCAGATTACTATGGCAAATTGACTGTTTCTAACCTTAGCTTACTATAATAGAAAAAGTTAGTTTTCCATAACTAACAAAAGCCAGATTCTTAGGAATCTGGCTTTTTTATTATATAAGTATTGAAAAATATGATAATAATGGTATAATATAACTTAATAAATCTTAAATGGTATTAAAAATTATGAATATTAAAATTGATAATAAAATTAATGAATTGAAAACATATAATTGGGAAACTATTGGAAATGATATTACCTTAAAAACTAAAAATGAATATAGATGTTTAGATTGTGGAAATATTGCAAAGGCTAAACAAGATTTGCATACAAAATTAAAGACGGTTAGAACAAGAGTAGGGTCTAATGGTTGTATGCATTGTCATATTAATTCTGGTGTTAAAGATAGATTGGATAAACATACTCCATTATTACAGAAAATAGAAGATACTGGGTTTACTATTGTAGATAAATCTAATTATTCTAAAATGATATTAAAATGTAATGAATGTAATCATGAATTTAATAAAAGTTTATATGTATTTGAAAATAAATTTGGATTATCGTGTCCAGAGTGTAATAGTGGTAATAAATTAAGAACTGGTATTGAGCCTAATCAACCTAAACCAGAATTCAAAACTACTAACAGATATAAACAATTGCATGCCATTATAAAAACCAAGAATGTTACTATACTAGATGAATCAAATGTTGACCAGGTTAGATGTGAATGTAACGATTGTCATAATATTTTCTATAAATCATTAGAGAATATCGCAAGAAGCAAAAACACATGTCCTCATTGTTATAAAGTATCTATAAGTGAAAGAAAAATACAACAATCTAAAAACCCTATTATGGAAAGAATCAATAATTCTAATATTAGATTGGTTGGACAATATGTAGGTATTAAGAAACATCAGGATGTGAAATGTACCATTTGTGATACAATTTTTAAAGCTACTCCTATTGCAATTTTATCAGCATTTGAAAAGAATCCTAATAGTAGTCATTGTCCAACATGTAATCAAAAAAGACGTAATGATAAAAAATTAGCTACGGTACAACGATATGTTGATAAATTGAATAATATTGGGGATTATAAAATCATTACTACCGATATTAATTCTAAAAGTGATAATATTGAAGTATATAGAAAAACATGTGGGCATACCTTTGTTGCCCAATTGAATAATATTGCTGATGGTATAAGTATCTGTTCAATCTGTAATAATGTTAATAAAACCAATAGATTGAGAGAACTATGGAATAAAGTATATGAATCTAATAAAGCTAATGAATCTGAATATTCAAAATATACTAAATCAGTATGGAAATATACTAGATTAGCTAAAAAACATCATATGGATAAAATCAATCCTGATAATTTACCCATTACCTTAGCTGGTAAAGGTGGATATCATGTTGACCATATTTTATCTATTAAATATTGTTATATGAATAATATTTCTGCGGAAGTATGTGGAGATTATACTAATCTTCGGACCATGGAAGCTAGTGCTAATATTTCTAAAAGCACCAAATTGGTGATTGATACTCCACCATCATTATTAAATCATATTTCTAATGATGAATTGTTGAAATTATTTAAAAATGAAGTTAATAAATTAAATAATATCGAATTTGTTAATGACCATATTGCAAAATATGATAATGGTCATATTAATTTAATGATGTTTGATGATATAAATAATAAAAAAGATTTGGTTAATATTCATAAACAATATGAGAATTGTTATTCATTCTTGCAAGATGAATGGAAAAATAATGCCGTCTTAATATATGATAAAATTAAACATTTGGTTAAACAATCGGATAAGATAAAAATACATGCTAGGCAATGTATCATTGAAGAAGTAGATTATGATGATGTTAAAGATTTTATAAATGCTAATCATATTCAAAAAACTCAAAGAAATGGTAGCATTAATCTAGCTGCTTATTATAATGGTGATATGATTGCTGTTATGAATTTTAGCAAACCACGATTCAATAATGGAAACAAACACATTGATGATGTTAAATATTATGGCGATGAATGTTTTGAATTATTAAGATTTTGCACACATTCTGATTATGTTATACCAGGTATTGCATCTAAATTGTTAACCTATTTTAAGAATAATCATTTTTTTACAGCTATATATAGTTATGCTAATAAAAGATATAGTTCTGGTAATGTTTATACAAAATTAGGATTTACTTTAGAATCAGAAAACAATAAAGGATACTACTATATTAAAGATGGTATATCTTATGACCGTTATGGATTCTATAAAAAAGATTTATCGAAGAAATTGCAACATTTTGATGAAGCATTAACAGAAGAAGCTAATGTAATTAATAATGGTTATGTTAGACTAGATGATATTGGACAGTATAAATTCGTTATGTTCAATGATTTAGTATAAATAATTAATTTGAAAATGGTGCAATAATGCAATTATTGAAAGAACTCTATTTAACCATTAAAGAATCCAGATATCATTATACTGATGAACAATTATCAAAAGGATTGAAAAAATATGGTTTGAAACGATATAAGAATGTTGTTGGTAAGGGTATTGGAGGATTTGTATATTTCCATAAGAACTATATTAAAGAATTCCCCCAATGGTCTGACAGCATTTTCAATAAGATGCATTATTTACCGCATGATTTCCAATGGAATGTCATTAAATATAATGAGAAAACAGGTTCGGTAACATTTATTAATTCACCAGATTTTGATATATCTGATGAACCTAAGAGTATGGATAATTATACCGTAGATAATGAAAATCATTTAAAATATTATAAACCACCATCATCTCCAACCATTTACCACCATAAATGGGAATGGGTTAAGGATGATTATAATGGTTTTGATGTTCGTGATTCTAAGGAACGGTCATTATATTGGAATGAACAATTAGAAGGTCATCCAGACCCTAAAATAAAATCAAGAATTGGAAGTCCTAAAGTATGGGATGAATTATCGTTTAATAAAATTAATGAAAGTTATGATATTAATTTACGTCATAATATTCCTAATGATTTGAAAAAATCATTGAGACAGGATGCAGAAGTTGGACCATATGTAAAAAATTTGAATGCGTATGATGCTATATATTTAGGTAATGAACCTATTGGTACTATAAGGATTGATGTTAATTCTGAAAATGGTGATATTAAGGTAGGGTCGGTATTTATAATGCCTCAGTATAGAGGACAAGGATATGCTAAAAAAGCTATTGAGATGGCTATTAAGGATAACCCAGCCTATACAATTATTGCCCCTTATAATACATCATCGAAAGCATTATTTAAAAAATTAGGATTTTCATATGATAAGACAATAAAATATGCAAATGAACCATTAGAAATATGGACTAGAGATTAAATATATGGAATTGTTGAAAGAATTATATAAAAACCATGTTAAGAAAAAGTTAATAGAAAATATTAATAAAACTGTTGAACAGTTTTATATGGAGAATCATATTGACCCTGATGAATTATCCTATTTGGGTAAGGGTGATTTTGGTACAGCATATTCTATAGGGGATGGCAGAGTATTAAAGATAACCACATCTAAAAATGAGTTTGGTATTGCACAGAAATTAGAAAATACTACATCTGGTTTGTATAAGAATGCATTTGCCCATGTATATAAAGCTGAAATCGTAGAGAATAAGATGTTTATCATATTAGAAGAATTACGAGAAGATAGTAATATTGAGAACATGTGGTATGAGATGGATGAATTATTACAGACTGCTGGATTGCCAGTACAGTATCTTGGTAACTTAGATACTGATGAGATGGAAGAAATGGGATATCATATAAGTAATAAGTTACATGAATTTATGAATTCTATTGAATATATCATACGTGCCTATCGTAATTTAGGTATTGAAGCATCGGATATAAGACCAGAGAATATGGGTTATGATGCCTCTGGCAATTTGAAAGGCTTTGATATAGATGACAAGGCTAGATAAATTACATTTTAATAAGGAAACACAATGAAATTGTTACAAGAGTTATATAAAACACATGTGAAAAAGAAGTTAGTAGAAGATATTAATAATCCTAATCTTCCTCAAGATGAAGAAGATTTGTGGGATTATAGTAATATTAATCAAGAGCACACTAGTGAGAAAACCTCACGTAATCAGGTAGCTTCATCATTTAAAGCAGTAGATAAATTACATGGATGGAAACCTGATACAGTAAATTTAGATATTGGTGGTGGGAGAGAATTTCAAAATGTTGAAACTGGTGAAATGGTTCATAAATTTACTAATGCATTGAGACAGAGAAAAGTTAGAAATATTGTATATGACCCATATACTAGAACATTTGAACATAATAGTGCTGTTGCCCAAGAAATTAGAAAAAATGGTGCTGATTCTGTGACGGTAAATAATGTATTGAATGTTATTAAAGAACCAAATATTAGACTCAGAGTTATTAAACAGGCTTATTCCGCATTAAAAGATGGTCCCGAACATTATGCATACTTTAAAATTTTTGAAGGTACTGGTGATGGGAAAGGTCAGCCAACTGCTGATGGTTGGCAAACTAATATGAAGACTGCCCAATATGTTAGTGAGATTCACACCGTATTTCCAAATGTTACAATTCGTGCAAGTGATAATTTAATTATTGCACAAAAATAAGAATTGTAAAAAAGCCCACCTTACGGTGGGCTTTTTTATTGTGCGGATTATTGAAAGTATTTGGAACCTCTGCCTGCGGCAGAGGTTCTTTAATGATTAATATATTACTTTGTTCACATAATAATAAATATATCATCATATATTTTAAAATGAACGAGGATTTAATATGTTAACAGATGGTTTACGATTTTTGGAAGGTTCTACCAATACCAATTTGGTATTACCAGTAGTTACCGCGACTGCGAAAGCTGCATTATCAGCTAATACTGGTGAAGTAGTTTTTCAAAGTGATGGTACAAAGGGGTTATATGTTTACGACGGTACCACCTGGGTATTGGGTATTGACCTTAGTTCTGCCAGTTCTGCTATTGCTGCATCACGATTACCTGCCTTTACTGGTGATGTAACATCAACCGCTGGAACTAGTGCCTTAGTATTAAATACTATTACTGGATTGACTGCTGGTACCTACAAATCAGTTACTGTGAATACAAAAGGTTTAGTTACTGCTGGAACAAACCCAACGACATTGGCTGGTTATGGTATTACTAATGCTTATACTAAAACAGAAGTAGATACAGCATTAACAAATGCTACTGGTGGTGTTGTTACGTTTGCAGCAGTTACGGCAAAACCAACAACTATTTCAGGATATGGTATTCTTGATGCTTATACAAAAACACAAGTAGATACTGCTATTACTAATGCTACTCCAGTATTAACTTTTGCATCATTAACTGGCAAACCCACTACCTTAGCTGGATATGGTATTACTGATGGTGTATTATCTACTGATGTAAGATTGACTGATGCAAGAACACCATTAGCACATACACATGTTATTGCTGATGTGACTGATTTGCAAACATCATTAGATGCTAAAGTAACTAAAAATACTGATATTGTTGCTGGTACTGCCTTCAAGATTACTTATGATGCAAAAGGCTTGGTAACTGCTGGTGCAGCATTAACATCAACAGATATTCCAGCATTATCAACAGATGCCATTACTTCTGGTGTATTTGATGCTACTAGATTGCCTGCTGATGTAGTATATACCGTTGCTGGAGCATTACCATCAGCATTGGTTCCTACTGTTTCATTGACTGGGACTATTACACCTAACACTTATGCAGACCTGACTGCTGCTACCGCAGCATCAGCCACTGGTACTGTTGCAATTGTTACGGCTGATAGTGATTTAACAAAAAATGGTACATATGTTAAAGGCACTGATGGTACCTGGAAAAAATTAAATGTTGCTACTAATAATGTAGCTTCTATTAATGGTAAAACCGGCAATATTTCTAAAATTTTACCTGAAGATATTTTAGGTGTATTTGATACTGATGTTAATAAAACATTATTATCAGCAAAATTACCATTATTCAATGGTGATGTAGTATCAACATCTGGTGCAAGAAGTACATTAACATTAAATACTATTCCAGGATTGACGGTAGGAGCTAATTATTCTTCTGTTACTGTTAATGCTAAAGGTTTAGTTACCGGTGGAGTAGTTGGAAATAATTATACTACGGTACAAGCAGATGCTAAATTTGTTACCAAAACTGCTGCTGGTGAAAAAAATGCAGCTAATGGATACTTAGGATTAAATGCTACTGGTAAAATCGAAGCAACATATTTGCCATTATTTGATGGTGACGTTACATCTACTGCTGGTGCAAGAAATATATTAACATTAAAAAATATTTCCGGATTAGCTGCTGGTACATATTCATCTGTTACTGTTAATGCTAAAGGTTTGGTAACTGGTGGTACCAATGGTGTTAATTATACAAAAGTAGAATCTGATGCAAAATTCTTAACTAAAGCTGTTGCTGGTGGTCGTAACGTTGCTGAAGGTTTTGCAGGGTTGAATTCTGCTGGTAAGATTGATGCAACCTTGTTACCAGCTATTACGGTAAATGAAATTCAGTCTGTTACTACTATTGTAGAACGTGATGCATTAACTGGACTAACAGTTGGTGATATGGCGATTGTTGGTGGTTCAGTTAATAAAACCTTTATTTTATCATCAGTATCACCTAACATATGGGCAGAATTATTAAATCCTGTTGGTGGTGTGACATCTATCAATGGTAATTCAGGTGTTGTGACTATTGACTTGTCAAACATTCCTGGAACCTTGGCTCCTGCAAAAATGCCAGTTTATACCACTGGTGATGTGGTTACTAATGTAGTATCTAATGATTTAGAATTAAAAGTTATCAACGGTTTAACTGCTGGTTCATATTCTAAAGTTACTGTTAATACAAAAGGTATTGTTACGGTAGGGGCACAATTAGAAGGTGCAGATATTCCTAATTTATCATGGAATAAAATCACAACAGATAAACCTACTACTATTACCGGATATGGTATCACTGATGCATATACTAAAACAGAAGTAGACACTGCAATTTCTAATGCTACTCCAGTATTAACGTTTGATTCGTTAACTGATACTCCTACTACATTAGCAGGATATGGTATTACTGATGCTGTGCTACCTGCTGATATTACTACTGCTATTGATAATATTAAAGCTAGTGTGCCTGATGCTGGTAACAATCTTAAAAAATTATATGATTTGGTTGTTGCAAGTTTCAGAGAAGTTACTGTTGCTAACATTGCCGCAAGAGATTTGTATGATGTAACATCATTACCAACAAATATTTTTGTTACTGATGATGGTGATACTAAATGGGCATTATATAAAGCTACCACAACTGGTATTGGTGCAACATTTGTAAAATTATCAGACCCTGATTTGTTAAATACTTCAGTAGGATTATCATTTACACCTGAAAATGTTACTAATAAATCAATTGATGGTACTTTAGCAACTAATAGTGATACTAAGTATCCTTCAGAAAAAGCTGTTAAAACATATGCAGATACTAAATTATCTAAAAATGTTGCTATCACTGCTGGAACTGCATCAAAAATCACATATGACGTAAATGGTTTGATTACTGCTGGTGCATCATTAGTTGAAGCTGATTTACCATCATTGGCAATTAGTAAAATCACTAATTTACAGACTTCATTGGATGCTAAAGTAACTAAAAATACTGCAATTACTGCTGGAACTGCATCAAAAATCACATATGACGTAAATGGTTTGATTACTGCTGGTGCATCATTAGTTGAAGCTGATTTACCATCATTGGCAATTAGTAAAATCACTAATTTACAGACTACATTGGATGCTAAAGTAACTAAAAATACTGATATTGTTGCTGGTACTGGAACTAAAATTACCTATGATGAAAAAGGTTTAGTTACTGTTGGTGAACAATTAACATCTACTGATATTCCAGCATTGTCAACAGATAAAATTACATCTGGTGTATTTGATACTGCTAGATTACCAGTTGATTTGGTATATACTGTTGATGGTGCATTACCATCTAACTTATTACCTATGGTTTC